CTAGAAATTCCAAATATGCCTGAAATCGTTGGACTGAGTGATTAAAGTCAAATTGTTTCACAAAAGACTCAAAAAAGAAAATATTTTTTTGTTTTAAAATACTTTCAGGTGACAAAAAAGAAACACACACAAATTTTTGATTCGGTATAGATTGGTCTTGATCAAGTACATCTACTTCGTTTCTCTCTTCTGTCGACATAGTACTATTATAAATAATTTACTCAAAATTTTAAGTCTTTTTTATTTACATTATTTTTTTTCTACAATAAACATATATGATTGTAGATAAACTTAGTGAATTAGTTGACTGGAGTGAACTCGCCAGAAGAGCTTTAAAATATTTGACAGAAGGTATAATTGTCGCTATTGCAGCATATGCTATTCCTAATGTAAAACGTTCACTGAACTTTGATGAAGTAATCTTAATCGCTTTGACAGCTGCCGCTACATTTTCGATTCTAGATACTTATATCCCATCAATGGCTGTTAGTGCTAGAAACGGGGCCGGATTTGGTATAGGGGCTAATCTCGTGAGATTTCCAGGTGGATTCTAGGAATAATTGAATAACTGTTTGTATATGTAATATTTATCTTTTTACACATACAATATATCAAGGAGTTCTGATAAATTCCCAATTCAATTCTTCACATATTCTTCTCCAAATATTATCTTGTTCATTTCGTTTTTCTTGATCTTTTAGCATATAAAAATACGGTAAATATTCATCTTCACGCAATAATTCACACAACTTGTACAGCACATAATAGTAATTTAAGAAATTTACTCGTTCGGCTGGACAATGTTTCGAATATGGTGTTTGTATTTCAAGAAATAGATTGCACAATTTTTGTTCGAGTTCACAACTCATACGAGGTGGACTAATTCCAAGTTTTTCTTTAATAAAGGATATATGTTCATAATATTTGTTGTATCCTAAATTTTTCAGTATAGTTTTCGTCTTTTCATTTGTCAGTTGAGATAATTCAATTCTCTCTTTTTTGATCTGATTGCGAATATTTTCTATAATATCTTCTTTTATGTACGTTGATTCTTTTGCTTGAAATTGTGCTATGATTTCACGGAAATGATTGATTCTTTTATATGCATAAAATGATACTTCTTTTGGAGGTTCTTTATATGATGGTTTGTCGTGTTCAATTAGTATAACTTCTCTGCGAAAACATTGTATACATATCATCACACCTTCATGCTCAATGCATGTCATGTCTCCATTACAGTACTTGCAAATGTCATATGGTTGAATATAATCATTCATATTGATAAATTTTGGATCTAAGTTAGAGAAATAATCATTTGGATTCACTGTTTCCTTTTCTGGTTGATTTGTGTCTGTATTTATTTTAAAAAACTGATTTATTATTGTTTTTTTATTATCGTTTTCCGTGATTTGTTTTTTATTCTCAAAGTAATCAAATATGTATTTAGAATTATCAAGGTAATATTGTTTACGTTTCTTTTTGATGGTTTTTATTTGATGTTTTAAATCTGCGATTTGTTTTTCTGTTTGTAAAATAGTGGTCATATCATTTTCATCTTTATTCGTACTACATTTGCATTTTTTTTGCAGTAAATTCAACATTTTTCTTAATTGTGGTAATGTATCTTCTTCTTTTTGAATTGAATCAATCACACTTTCATGTTTTGTATCGACTGTAAGAATAGATTTTTTATCTACTTTTATATGTTTCTCCGTTTTTGGTTTAAATCTAGGCATGAATTTGAGATTTTAATACTTTTAATGTTGAGACCCTTTTAAGTCAATACTAACCATTTGAATATGATGTGTTTTGTCAATTAGTTTACAATTGAAAAATAGAATCGATTGACGAAATTAAATATGGATTCCAAACATATGCAAAAAATGATATTTATTCATAATGCTATTGAAAATGGATGGACTGTCAAAAAACAAAATATGTTTTACATCTTTAAGAAAAAACATAATGGTAGAATGGAAGTATTCAAGGATTCGTATACAGATGCATTTATCAAGGAAAACACTAAACTCCCAACTATTTCACATATTTCGAAAAATGGAAATTAACATTATTTTTTTTCGTTATTTTCAAAAAAAATAATCTTATGCAATAGTATACTACTATGGCCGGCGGTTTAATGCAATTAGTTGCCTATGGGGCTCAAGATGTTTATTTAACAGCTAACCCTCAAATCACATTTTGGAAAGTTACATACCGAAGATATACCAACTTCGCTATGGAATCCATTGAGCAAACTTTCAATGGTGCCGCTGACTTCGGCAGAAGAGTCCAATGCACTCTTTCTAGAAACGGAGATTTAGCTTACCGCACATACCTAGAAGTTACATTACCTGAAATCAAAACTGACTCAAACGATTTATATGCTCGTTGGTTGGATTATCCAGGTGAACAATTGATTGATACAGTTGAAGTTGAAATTGGAGGTCAACGTATCGATCGTCAATACGGTCAATGGATGCACATCTGGAATCAACTGACCATGACTTCTGAACAAGAAGCCGGGTACAACAAAATGGTTGGACACACTACTGCTTTGACTTACTTGACCGATCCTACTTATGCAGATATTGACTCTCCTTGTGAAGCTGACGGTAAGTTCAATGTTTGCGAACCTCGCAACGCTTTACCTGCCACAACCTTGTATGTTCCTCTTCAATTCTGGTTCTGCAGAAACCCTGGTTTGGCTCTTCCTTTGATCGCACTTCAATACCACGAAGTCAAGATCAACATTACTTTCAACAAGATTGAGAAATGTCTATGGGCTGCTAAAGGCGATGATCATAAAAAAGAGACAACAGCATACAATGCTAACTTATTACATGCATCTTTATTTGTAGACTACATTTTCTTGGATACCGATGAACGCCGCAGAATGGCCCAAAACCCCCATGAATATTTGATTGAACAGCTCCAATTTACCGGTGAAGAATCTGTTGCTTCCAGTTCTAACAAGATCAAGTTGAATTTCAACCACCCTTGCAAGGAATTAGTCTGGGTTGCCCAAAAGGATGAACTCATTGATGAATGCAACAACTTCGAGCCTGCCTTAGATAACGAAGAAGCTATTCTTGTGAAAGATGTTTACGGTTGTCAATTTTTCAACTATACTGATGCCATTGATGCACTTCCTAAATTGGTCGCTGGATATGGTAGCAGAAATACAAACAATAAATATACTAACGTAGGTGATTACAGAAATGATAATGCGAATGCTTCAATTCCATTCCAAATGGGAATTTCGAGTGAAAATGATGCTTATAACGACGCTGGTTTAGAGGTTGGAGAGGATAAATCCCTCAACAACTACACCGATGCCGCACAGTATGTTGTTTCCGAAACTTCCCGCTCCATGAACTGCTGGGGTAACAACCCAGTTGTTTCTGCTAAGCTCCAATTGAACGGACAAGATCGTTTCTCTGACAGAGAAGGTTCTTACTTCGATACCGTCCAACCTTACCAACACCACACCAGACACCCTGACACCGGTATCAATGTCTACTCTTTCGCTCTTCGCCCTGAAGAACACCAACCATCTGGCACATGCAACTTCTCTCGCATTGATAACGCTACTCTTCAACTTAACTTGTCTTACAACATGGTCAAGGATAAGTCTTCCGCAAAGGTCAGAGTTTATGCCGTTAACTACAATGTTCTTCGTATTATGAGTGGTATGGGTGGGTTAGCTTATTCGAATTAATTTTAATAAATTATATGATATTATCAATTCAAGTAACAAATGTTTTGAAGAAAACATACTAAGATAGAATATGCTGATTAGTATGTTTTTACGAACAACATATCATTTCTGTGAGGAACAAAAATGTGGAATCGTACGGAAACGAGATTTAGATATATTTATTGATATTCGTGATATTTTTATCGATAATTAATTGTGAAAAACAATTTAATCGTGAAGATTCTTTTAAAACATTTCCGTATTACATGAAAAATAATCAAAAAGTTTCATATCTGGAACACCTGGTTATTATGAAGATGATGTTATTTATCATTTTATAAATGGAAATAAATTTGACATAAGACGAAAAAATGTGACTATTCTACATAAACACCATCCTGATATTTTTTCACAATACAATGTTACTCATTACAACATATGTCACAAAGTTGCGAATGGTAAATATGCGAATAAATTGAAGAATCCTCTATGGTACACGAATGACTCAAATTGACAAACTATTGTACTCATGTATTGCGAAAAAGATACGATTATAGAATTATGTCCAGAGTCTTATAATCGTATAATCGTATAATTGAATATGAATCAAAGCTAAATAGAAAAATAACATTTAGCAAACATAAAAATTGTTACATTCAATCCACCAGCAATATATTTATCCATCAAATCATAACGAATTGTTTTGGAAATGGAAAAGGGACATCTACAATTAGTGTAGATCACACTGATGAAATCCTCTCAACAATAAGTTTTCGAATTTACGCATTGTAAATCAAGAAATTCAACAGAAAAACTGCAATGGTATTAAAGAAAATACAAAAAGAGAAAGGAAAAAAGTGTGAGACTATTACCTAATGGAATAACACAAATATGTTGGAAAAAATGTAGTTTATTACAATGAATGTTACAATAAAGAAAACAATCTACGGAGAGAATTTTTCAAGATCCAAAGTTAGATAAGATTTGGTGTTCCAGTAAATTTAATTCTATCTCTATTGAAGATAAATTGAGAGAAACGAATAAATTCGTACAAAATCTGAATAATGATATTTATCCTTCCAAAGAAAAAACAAATAGTTTCATTTTACCCAAGTATGTATCACTAAGATCAGTTCGAGATAAACCATGTTTGATCTTTGAAAAAAATACTAAAATGAAAAATTACCAAAAACGCGTTTCTCTCAAATAGAGTAAAAATATATACGATATTATCATTTGATGTATTGTGATGTTATCGGTATGTTAAAATAAGTTCATTAGATAAAAGATTTAAATATTAGATGATACATATGTTTAAGTATGTCTATGCAAATATTTGTCAAGACACTCACTGGAAAAACAATAACATTGGATGTTGATTCGAGTGATTCTATTTCTAATGTAAAACAAAAGATTCAGGATAAGGAGGGGATTCCTCCAGATCAACAGCGTCTTATCTTTGCTGGAAAACAACTAGAAGACGAGCGAACTCTTGCTGATTATAATGTACAAAAGGAGAGCACGCTCCATCTGGTATTAAGATTAAGAGGTGGTTTATAGTATAGATACACAGCATTAAATGTATACTACCAAAGAAAACCAATATACATCATTATTATTCGAAAAATATAATATCTTTATTTACTTTATAAGAATGGGCAAACCAACATTACCAAATTGTTCAAACAGTGTGTCGGGTGGCAAATCAAAATTGTTTTCAGTGAAAAGAATGAATAGTTTAACAGATACAGGACTATTAACAAGAAATCGTATGTATGCTTCTAGATTGAGTCCATGTTATTTAAGTTACAAAGATCGTATTAAATACGGTTATAACAATCGACCATAAACAAAATAATACTTCTGAAAATTGAATCCAATCAATAAACATTATCAATCATTCATAATTCATAATGTCTATTGTTATCAGTATTGAAGGAAATATTGGAGCGGGAAAATCTACAATGATTCGTGAAATTGAATCTAAATCGAATAAGGATATTGTGTATATTCCAGAACCGATCGATGAATGGAATACAATACAAGACGAAAATAAGACTCCTATATTGGAATGCTTTTACAAAAATCAAGAAAAATATGCATTTTCATTTCAGATGATGGCGTATATAAGTAGAATTGCAAATTTAAAAAAAGCAATCGAAAAAAATCCAAATACTATACTTATCATAGAAAGGTCTGTCTATACAGACAAATATATATTCGCTAAAATGTTGTATGACAACAAACAAATCAACGAAATTGAACATCAAATTTATTTAAAATGGTACGATTATTTTCTGAAGGATTTACCCCCAATTTATACAATTTATATGAGAACAGATCCGTCTGTTTGTTTAAAACGAATTCAAAAACGAAATCGTAGTGGTGAAGAAAATATTCAATTATCTTACTTAAAATCATGCCATGATTATCACGAAGATTGGATATATACAAATATAGATGTTACAAATACAATTATCATAAATGCAAACAAAGAGAGAAATACTAATGATGATTTTACTGATATTATTACATTGATTGGTCAAAATATAGATTCATGGATAGTTAAACACACGTGAATAATGATAAAACTATGAAATATAAAACACGAACCTCCTAATATTTATGCAAATTTTTTCTGTGAATATAATAAATCATATTCATGAAAACATTTAAAATTAATAGAAGCTATCATCTTAAAAATATTTTAATAAATAAAGGGTGGAGAGAGGCAACAGATGATGATAATAACATTGATTTTTCATACTATGATACGTATAAACAAAAAGACATAATTGATGCTACAATTATGGTTATACCTAGAACAATCACAAATATTATTGATAATAAAAAATTAATGTATACAACATTACAAAAAAACAATTTAATCGATTTTCTACCAAAAACATATATTGACTTGAAAACTTTACCTGTCAACTTATTCGATGAAAACAAAATATTTTTTCTCAAAACACATACAGGCTCAGCAGGTGAAGAGGTCTATGTTATTAAAACAAGAATGGAATTCGACAAAATATGTAACAAAAAATATACCCATTATATTCTTCAAGAAGAAGTACCAAATATGTATTTGTACGATAAAAAGTTTAAATGTGTTATACGATCATATGGATTAATTTATAACAATAATAATTATATATATAACGATTCAAAATTCAATATTTATAAAAATGAATACAGTAAAACAAATTTATCAAATACAATTCATAATGACACTTACAATTCTATTGCATATAAACACTTGATCGATATGCCTTTTTACAATGACGTATTTATACATATTCAAGAAATATGTAAGAAACTGAATATATTTTTTCAAAACTTTAATAGTCACAACAAATTTATAATTCTAGGATATGACTTCATTTTGGATACAGACTTGAATCCTTATCTTATAGAGGTAAACGCATATCCAGACATTGGGATATTTAAATCTGATCTAATGAATGATTTTGCAGAATTAGTTATATTTGAAGACTACACGGACAACAATGGTTTTATAAAATTGTTATAGAACAATTTCTAAAACCAGAAGTAATAAAGAAACGGAGAATTTTATACAAAAAAATGTAAATATGACCTTTTTATTTTTTTTGTATTTTTGGTATACTTTTTTTAATTTATGGAGAAATGGCCATTTTGATAAAAATTTGCTTGATTTCTTTTTTTTTATTTTTTTTCGAATCACAATTTTTCGATATCTTCGTTTTTTCCGTGTTTTGTTCGGGTTTAATGGTTGTGTATTTATTTTAGGGTGAATTTTACTTCCATTCATGTATGCATAATATTTTATGTACATTCATTTAAGTCATATACAAGCGTATTTAATCTTAGTACAATTAAATTATACAAATAAAATCAATATAAAGCTATCTTTTATATACAAAATAATTACGATGGCTACATCACAAGGTAAAGCTGTTGGTATTGACTTGGGAACAACATATTCTTGCGTTGGATATTATACTAAAGGAAATGTAGAAATCATTGCAAATGATCAAGGATTTCGCACGACTCCATCATTTGTTGCATTTACCGATTCTGAAAGGCTAGTTGGAAATGCTGCCAAAAATCAAGCAGCCAGTAACCCAAAGAATACAGTATATGATGCTAAGCGTTTGCTTGGTAAGAAATTCGATGACGATTCACTTCAAAAAGATTTAAAACATTTTGCTTTCAATGTGACAAAGGCTGATGATGGTCGTCCACAAATTCAAGTTGAACATGAAGGTAAAGAGAAAAAAATGTATGCAGAAGAAATATCTGCAGCTATTCTCACAAAAATGAAGCAAACAGCAGAATCATATTTGGGTGAAAAGGTGACAAAAGCTGTCATTACAGTACCAGCATACTTTAATGATTCACAACGCCAAGCAACAAAAGATGCTGGTGCAATTGCAGGTCTTGAAGTTCTTCGTATTATAAACGAACCCACAGCTGCTGCTATTGCGTATGGTATGGATCGTAAATCTGCAAAAGAAACAAATATACTAATTTTTGATCTTGGTGGAGGTACATTTGATGTGTCTGTATTGAGTATTGAAGATGGTGTTTTTGAAGTGAAAGCAACAGCAGGGGATACTCATCTTGGAGGTGAAGATTTCGATAATCGTATTGTTGAGCACTGTATCAAGGATTTCAAAAGAAAGAATAGACAAGACATGAGTGAAAATCCTAGGGCAATGCGAAGATTGAAAACCGCATGTGAAAGTGCGAAAAGGACATTGTCTTCATCGACATCTGCAAACATTGAAATTGATTCATTGCACGAGGGTATTGATTATTCGTTGTCTTTAAGTCGTGCCAAGTTTGAATCGTTATGTTCAGATCTATTCAATAATTGTTTAAAACCGGTAGAGCAAGTTCTCAATGACTCAAACATGAGCAAAACGGAAATTGACGAAGTTATTTTAGTGGGTGGTTCAACCAGAGTACCAAAAGTACAAGAATTGTTGCAAAAGTTTTTTAACGGTAAAACACTCAACAGATCGATTAATCCGGATGAATCTGTAGCATATGGTGCAGCAGTACAGGCATCTATTTTGAACGGTGATATAGATGAAAAGACTAATGATCTGCTACTTATTGATGTTGTACCATTGTCAGTTGGTTTGGAAACGGCCGGAGGAATTATGACCCCATTGATTGAGCGTAATTCTACTATACCAACAAAAAAATCACAAGTGTTTTCAACATATGCAGACAATCAACCAGGAGTACTGATTCAGGTATATGAGGGTGAAAGAAAGTTCACAAAAGATTGTAATTTACTCGGACGATTCCAATTGGACGGAATCCCACCTGCCCCTCGAGGAGTGCCACAAATTGAAGTATCGTTCGATATTGATGCAAACGGTATTCTCAATGTATCTGCGATGGATAAGTCAACCAATAAATCTAATAACATAGTCATTACAAATGAAAAAGGCAGATTGTCAAAAGAGGAAATCGAAGCTAAGTGCAAAGAAGCTCAAGAGTTTGCAGAAGAAGACAATAAGAAAGCATCCGTTATTGAATCAAGGAACGGTTTGGAAAGTTATTGCTATAATATGAAGAGCAGTTTAGAAAAAGATGAGGTACCTGAAGATGTGAAAGAAAAAGCCAAACCAGGTTTAGAAAAAGTAGATGAGGTATTGTCTTGGCTAGATGACCATCAAGATGAAACCAAGGAAGTATATGATGAAAAACAGAAAGAACTAGAATCAATCTTGAACCCACTCATGCAAGAAATTTATGCTAATAGTGCTCCCGATACTAGTAAAATGCCAAATATGGATACATCAACTTCTAGCGGGCCTGAACCTGTCGTAGAAGAAGTTGACTAATATTTTATTTTGGATAAATGTGTAAAGAAATAGCGTTATGTTTTTTGCATTCATTAAATATAGAATGGTAATTTTGTGAATTATCTATATATAGTGCTTTTCTAGGTGGTAAGTAATTTGTGCTTTCTAGTTTTTCAGTTTTTGTACAATATCGTTTTTCTGTGAGATTGTTTTCTAACAAAACCATTATACATCCGTTGTCATGATGGGCATGAATCGGAGAAAAACTTCCAGGTTTCCATTCGAGAAGCATCATTTCCATATGGCCCATTTCATAGATAGGTATTCGTCTATAGCCATAGAGATTAAAGTCTAGAGAATATCGATATGATGATGTGTGTGAAAATTCTAGTGATTTTTTATAGTTGACATTTTTCATATACATATCGATTAAACTTGAACAAGAGTATAGAGGAAACTTTTTACCAATGTGTGTATTTACAATATTGGATAATTGTGATAATGTCATAGTAACGTAACTATGACATTATTATATCTTGAATTATTTTCAATTACTTATTTTCTAAGAAATAACCATTAACAATAAAGATCGAAAGTAATTGAATATAATTAATAATTTTAAATGGTATGGAATTTGTATCCAAATAATCTAAGAATTTGCTTGAATAACCAACTGTAGTTTGAGTAATCAAAGAATATAAAAACAAGTCTATAATGTTATTTACTTGATTAATTTGTCCGAGTCCTAAATGGTTTGCTGTTTGTGCGAAATGATACATTAACACATCTGTCAACTTATACAAAATTGTAAAAATAACAACAAGTGCAATATTGACTTTTACATAAGATCCCCATAACATATTTTTATATTATATTCACTTTACAAAATATATTTTAAATATATGACAACCGATATGAATTGTATACATTTGGTGAATAATCCAGAATATCCAAAGGTGTAAACGTAGTAGGAAAAAATTGGGATGTGTAAATATCTTGCAAACATAACCATTCAAATAAACCTCCAGTGTAAATGAAAACATTATGAAAACCCAAAGAATTTAGTTGTTCATATTTCTTAAAAACAGATGTGTCAACTGAGTGTTTGCCATAAATGCATATTTGTATCGACTTGTTTGTATTTAAATGATGATTTATAATTTCTTCTTCTTTCTGTATGTCGCATGTATATTGAATTAAACAATTTTGTTCGCTTGCATTCATAGTGCTAATAATAATACAATTTTCCTTGTTTTGGATGCAATTTTGTACATCCTTGTAAGAAAATGTTTTGTATGGAAAAGAATTTGAATTACCCATCTAATTTCTATACAAAATATTCATTTAACTCAGTTAAAGTGAACAACTATTTCTACATTTTCTTTTTTGATACTTTTGACTGCAGATATAGATAATTCTTCTCGTCTTTTCCTGGTCTTGTTTAGTTTACTTGTATCGTTTAATTTCAGGCTTTTCTTTCTGGCTGTACTATTACGATCAATCATATCTTCCTCTATTTCTCTCAAATGATCTTTTATATACAGAATAATATTGTTTTCAATCGCCCATTTAAAAAAATTTAATTGACCTAATGTTGTTTGTACATGTGTATTGTTCTTATATGGAATATAAATACGTTCTCGTCTGCAAAATGGATCAAATCGCTTTTTACTATATGCTTTCAATTTAAGTTTATAATCATTATACACTTTAAATCTTCGAGCTGAGTTGCTAATTTCGTCTTCAATCATATATACAGTATAATACTGCTTTGAATAATTTGTTACGAACCAATCAATTATTCGGATAGACAATTCGGATGTTCCATTAATGATTGGTAAAATACTATCCAATCGATTGTCTTGGGTATAATAATCGGTTAATTTATGCAAAAGTAATTGATTTTGTGTGGAATATATTGAAGTCGCCATTAAAATAACACATCGTCATAGATTTAAATACTTTTCAATTTCTTATTTGAGTTCTGTGGACGGAGAAAATTACTTTCATTCATAAGATCCTCGATATAATTATTATTTTTCATGAAATGATTACCAGACGTTTGTTTAAACATCGGTATGTTTTTGTCTTCTAAATCGTATTTATTGCATGTCCGTGTAAATTTTTGCGTCAATTCATCATGTATTTCATCTTTTATTTGTTTTTTCAGTTTCGGTGTTCTCACGCATTTATCACCTACTTTTGACCAAACCCATTGTTTCATAATAAACTACTTTATGTAAGGAATATATATAATTATCCCGTAGTTGTAACAAAAACCTAATTGTTGTCTTTTTCTAATTTCAATTGTTTTGTAAATTTATACTTGGTTGCGTTTATATTCCTGCGTTTTAAGTTACAAGACAGACAAGCAATCACACAATTTTTAACATCATGATTTTTATTGTTATCAATTCGATCCAGTGTCCACTGTTGCATACGATTTACATGCGTATATTCGATATATACATTCTTTTGACAATAGAAACATTTCAAATTCGATTCTCTCAATATTTCATATACATTTTGTGTAAATGTTGGTAAATTAGATATATCTTGTATTTCATTTGAACTAATACGATTATTGCTTTCATAATGACATTTGTATAAATACATAGGACAACGAAATTTTTTTTTATCCTGATTCTGATACTGTTTGCATTTCATTTTGATGTATTTCATATATAATGGAATTTTTTCATGTAAATAGTTTATTTGAATTTGATGCATCGGAACTTCAACAGAATGTTTTATTGAATAATCAGATATAACAACCTCTTTTATCATGTATATTGCAGTAATATATTTTTTTATTTGTGTTATGAAAATAAAGAATATAAAAATAGATTGTGATAAAATATAATAATGTTTTCTGAATTAGAATTAAGTCTTGATGAAATTATGAATACTATACAGAAACAACCCGAATTTGATATACACACATTGCATGAAAAAGAAATCGAACATATAAGTGAACTTATTTTCAATTTAGTTCATGATGATTGTATCAAACAATTGATTGAGCCCAACTATATGTCATGTTGGGAAAATACAATTCAAACCGAGATGGATACTTACTTCGAACTGATTCCATTGTATAT